TGGCAAGAAAGAGCCACCTACCGTACACTACACAAAACTAAGAGGTGAATATGACTACAGTAACAATTAATGATACAGACTACGAAACAGATAGTATGTCTGACAAACAAAAAGAGATAGTACAATTGCTACAACAGAACCTAGTATCTGTTAATATGCTAGAGCACTGGATGCAGTGTGTTAAGTTTGTGGGGGAGATGAAGACAAGAGAACTAGAGAAGTCTCTAAAAGAAGAAACAGAGATGGTTCGTGCTCGTAACGAAAAAGGACATTATATAGCAGATGACCCAGACACCCCAGAAAACGAAGCGTGGGTTGAGAAGCCTAAAGAAAAGAAGGAGTAACCCTAGAAGGTATCGCAGTGGCTTAGAGAAAGAAGTTGCTGACTACCTAAGAGATAGACAGAACCAAGTCAGGTATGAACGTTTAAAGATAGAGTGGGAAGACTTACGCTATAGAACGTACACGCCTGACTTTATTTTAGACAACGGTATCATAATAGAAACGAAAGGTATCTTTGATTCAGAAGATAGACGTAAGCATCTAGCCATACGAGAACAACATCCAGAGTTAGATATACGTTTTATTTTCAGCAACAGCAAAGCAAAGCTGTACAAAGGTGCGAAGTCAAGATACTATGAGTGGTGTGATAAGTATGAGTTCCAGTGGGATCATCGTGTCATACCTGAAGCGTGGTTAAAAGAGAAGGGTAGACCTACGAAGTTAAAACTTATTCCTTTTAAAGGAGAAAGAAAGTAACATGACTAAGTATAAAATAGGAGCAGATGAAGTAGCATTAGTATTAAAGCCTTGTTCTTTTGATAGTAAAGGTAGGTGGACAGGTGAGTTAAACACAGGGCTTGTAGTAGGAGAACAGAATCTACTCAGTCCTGAAGATGTCTCATACCTAGTTCACTTGGCTACACTCATGGGTGCATTTTTAGAACTTGCACAACATGATCAAGATCTTTATACTATGGTTGAAGAACACAGAAACGAGTTAGTAGGTTATGAGGACGAAGAAGATATGCCACTGTACGAGAAGGTAGAAGGTACAGAAGGTAAAGTCTTGAAGCTTACTAGATTTACAAAGACACAAGGAAATGCATAATGGATACTATTGATACACTTACTATGAACGGACAGACTATCACACTAGACTGCGATCCTGTAGATAAGCCACCACATTATACACATGGAGAAATAGAGTGTATAGAAGCTATCCGTGAGGTAGTTAGAAGAGTCAATGATGGAGAAGAAGGATATTATCTAGGTAACATATTTAAATATTTATGGAGATATAATGACAAGGATGGTTTAGAAGGTTTAGAAAAAGGTTACAAGTATTACGGATGGTTAATTCAACGATACAAGGAAACGCATAAGTGATAGCAGGAAAGAAAAAGTTTAGCGTTACATTTCTACTAGAAGTAGATGAACCGTGTAACGTTCTATCAACTGTAGAGGATGCACATGTGGAAGATGTACATGATCTAATACATAATACGTTCCACGACATAGACGATGTGAATATAGAAAACTTAAATATAAGGGAGAGACTATGATTAATGCTAGTGACATCGAAGCATTTGAATATTATAACGATCTAGAGTTAGGTAACGTGTTGCCTACAGACTATCAAACGTTTATACACAAATCCAGGTACTCCAAGTGGCTACCTAAAGAACTAAGACGTGAGAGTTGGGCAGAGACAGTTGATCGTTACATGAAGAATATTGTTGCTGACAAGCTTGGTAAAAAAGATTACGATGATATAAGAAAAGCTATACTTAACTTAGAAGTCATGCCATCCATGAGAGCTATGATGACTGCAGGTGCAGCAGCAGACAGAGATAATACATGTATATACAACTGTAGCTACCTACCTGTAGATGATCCAAAGTCTTTTGATGAAGCTATGTTTATCCTTCTGTGTGGCACTGGCGTTGGCTTTAGTGTAGAGAGACAATACATAAACAAGCTACCTGAAGTACCTGACTTGTATGACAGTGAGACTACCATCGTAGTGCAGGATAGTAAAGAAGGTTGGGCTAAATCTTTTAGACAACTACTAGCTCTACTGTGGGCAGGTGAGATACCTAAGTGGAATATGTCTAAGATTAGACCTGCAGGTGCTAGGTTAGAAACGTTTGGTGGTAGAGCTAGTGGCCCTGCTCCATTGGTAGATCTGTTTAACTTTACTGTACAAACATTTAAGAACGCACAAGGACGTAAACTAAACGCACTAGAGTGTCACGATATCATGTGCTTTGTAGGACAGATAGTAGTTTCTGGTGGCGTTAGACGCAGTGCTATGATATCATTATCAAACCTGAGTGATGATCGTATGCGTCACGCTAAGTCAGGACAGTGGTGGGAAACTGCAGGGCATCGTGCTCTAGCAAACAACTCTGTATCTTACACAGAGAAGCCCGACATGGACTCCTTCTTGCGTGAGTGGTCATCACTTGTAGAAAGTAAATCTGGTGAAAGGGGAATATTTAACCGTGAAGCATCTAAGAAACAAGCTGCAAAGTATGACAGACGTGATCCTAACTTTGAGTTCGGAACTAATCCATGTAGTGAGATTATACTCAGGCCGTATCAGTTCTGTAATCTTACGGAAGTTGTTGTCAGGGCTGGAGATGACGTGGATTCTATTGCGAGAAAAGTCAGGCTTGCAGCGATACTTGGAACAGTTCAGTCCACATATACTAAGTTCCCATATCTGCGAAAGGTGTGGCAGCGAAATACCGAAGAAGAACGATTGTTGGGTTTGTCACTCACAGGGATAATGGATAACCCTTTAATGACAACAAAGAATAAAGGTCTTAATAAAACATTGGAGTTCCTAAGAAATGTATCTGTATCTACTAATGCTGAATATGCTAGTCTTTTTAACATACCCTGCTCTGCTGCGATTAGCTGCAACAAACCATCAGGAACTGTCTCACAGTTGGTTGACAGTGCCAGTGGTATACACTCTCGCCATAGTGCATATTATATCCGTACTGTTCGCGCTGACGTAAACGATCCACTGACACAGTTTATGAAAGATCAAGGCATACCTAATGAGCCATGCGTTATGAAACCTGACACCACTGCAGTGTTTAGTTTTCCTATAAAGTCTCCTAACAAAGCAGTTACTCGTAATGACCTAACAGCTATAGAACAACTAGAGACATGGCTAGAGTATCAAAGACATTGGTGTGAGCATAAACCTAGCGTCACCTGCACTGTTCGTGAGGATGAGTGGCTAGACGTAGGTGCGTTTGTGTATAGACACTTTGACGAAATGAGTGGTATATCCTTCCTACCCCACTCAGATCACACATACCAACAGGCACCCTATCAGGAGTGTAGCAAAGAGGAGTACAATAAACTCCTTAAAGCTATGCCTCGTAGCATAGAGTGGTCAGCTTTGTGTGATTATGAAAAGGAAGATAACACTGCAGCTATGCAAACACTAGCCTGTACTGGCGATACGTGTGAGATAGTTGACTTAACATAAAGGAGATAATTATTATGTTAGTATTTAATTTACTTGTACCTGTAGTCTACGCTTTAACACTTTACGGTGGTTACAATAATGTAGCTAAACCAGTGGCTAAAGCAACATACGAAACAGGCGTTGTTGTTTACGAAAAAAGTATAGACATCATTAAAGATATTACTACAGATGATGCAATTACAGAAGATTCATAATAGTGTATGTCTTAGTGCTCATAATGTCTATTGCGCCAGGGTATGTTCAGGTACAAGCAGTTAATCATATATACCTTACTATGGAAAGTTGCAAAGATGGCGCATCTTACATACGTAGTGATCTTATGAGTGCTAGACCTACACCTCAATCCACTGTGTCTGCTTATTGCACAGAGATACCAACAGAGGTATAATGAACATAGAGCGTGAAGCAAAGATACACATGGAAAGAAAGCTAAAGCTTTTCTTTGAGGAGCTAGAAGTAAAGTTACGTCCTGTAAGAAAACACATAGAAGAAAATCTGCGTGAGGATATATACAAAGTCAGAGCTTTACAGGACATAGATGACATACTTATGATAGCTAAATACGCTGCAGAAAAGTATGGTCTAAAATAAAAGGGTAGCCGTTGACTTAGCGTTGGCGGCTACTCTGGTTTTGCAGCCTCTTTATACAGAGATAGTATAGCTTTAAACTGGTTTAACTCAGAAGGATTCATTGTTAGAGGATCTTTTATCTCTACCTTTTTTAACTCCTCCTCTGTTGCACCTTCATCTCGCAATGCATCTAAACGTATTTTATGGAACGTCTTCTTAGCGTTCTTGTATTGTTCACTATTACCAGAGTAGTTTATGGTGTCATACTTTTGTTTATTTAGTCTGTGTTCTTCCGACAGTACAGGCATAGCTTCATTTACTGCTGCTCTAGTTTGTTTAAGTATCTTGTTTACTTCCTGTCTTCGATATGTGTTAGTACCCTTTATAAAGTTTTTATCTGCTAGTAATGCTCTAGCTTTTCTTTCTAATAAGGGTGATAAGGTTTCGTTGAACAACCTATCATACATAGCAACCTGGCTTCTTTTGTTAGCTTTGAATCCTCGTAGCCCTGCCATAGTGTATACTTTTTCAGCAGCAGTTTTAGATGGTACTACTCGCACACCAAAAATAGAAGCTAATGGATTCGGGTCATACAAGTCACCCTCTCTGGTTGATACACGCAACTGACTGAAATCGTTTTCTTCATTAACGTCACGAAATATATCCAGTATATTATCTAGATATCTCGTAGCCTCTAAAGTAAACACCTCTGTGCCACTCCTTTTTACTAGCTCCATCTTACCAGTTTCAGGATCTATAATAGCTTTCTGTCTCTTGTCTTTATGTATATCTGTATCACGGATAAAACCTACAGCCCTGTCTACAGTCTGAAAGGGCCTAGTAAAGCCAGCCAAGAAACTACCTGCTCTTCTTTGTAGTTCTGCTGCACCAGCTTCCCCATTTGTTTCGTCAAACATCATGTCTAATATTCTGTACATATCGTTACCGAACTGTATGTCTTTAGCAAACTGACCTACACCTACTTGTACAAGTGCATCTTCAAGTGCTTCAGGTGTAGCTTTAGCAAAGTATGGTAGCTGATCTTTCATATTAGGATCTGCTTCACCTACGCCACCAAACTTTCCTTGCCTAGCTAACTGGTTAAACAGTCTACCCATAGCCAAGAACTCAGACATAGGAAAAGCGTTCTTTGTATCTACGGTTGTTCCACCACCTACGTCTAGCTGTGTAGATTCCAAGCCTCTGTCTTGTCTCTCTTGATCCATACGAGCAGCTAAGATTAAACCTGTAGTACCCACTGCTGCACGACTAAAAGCTTCTGAAGTTGCTATGTCTGCTTTACCACGCACGATAGCAGCAGTAGGAGCTATTAAACCTGCAGGACCAACCTGCCATACTGTAGCTATTGTGTTATTAAAGAACCTACCAAACGGTAGTATAGATCCTAGTACAGGCAAGTTAGATATACTCTCAACAAACTTAGCTGCGCTTCTTATAGCTGGCATCTGCTCCTTTGTGGTGTAGTCTTTAGAGAAAACACTCCTCATTGTGCTATCTACTGCCATGCCTAAAACATCTTCATCTATGGCGTTTAGATTATTAGTACGCATTACTTCAGCTAGACTCACACTGTTCTTTATTCTCAATTGCTTATCTAACTCAGTCATAAACATCTGTGACTTAGTAAAAGTATCCTGTGCTCTAACCCCTGTCAATCTAGATGAGGCATCAACAAATCCCTCCACAGTCTTGTACACTTTACTGTTTGGATTTATGTCAAACTTATCTGCTGATATCTCTACACCAGTACCACCCACTGTCTCGTGAAGCAAGCCTCTTATATCTTTGTTTTCTTCTAAAAACTTCATGTAAGCGTCATGTGTAGTAAACGGATCAGCTAGGTTTCTAAACTTATCCCCTTGTATTTTCCAGTATACTGAGCCTATTCTTTGCGCTTCTTTGTTACCTGAGATAGCTCCGTAAGCATAAAATGCACCACCGTTTAACATATCAGCTACCGTAGAGCCTAAGTAATACTGTGACCAACCAAATATGTTAGCTGCTGTTGTAGGCACAGAGGACACAAGTGCTCTACGCCAAACGTTTTGGAAGTACATTAGTTTCTTTGGTTGTTTTTCCTTAGATAAAAAGTAACCTGGTATACCATCTTCTAATGCATCTCGTATCTCTTTACGTTCTAACGATTGATTAATTATATCATTGCCCATGACAACACCAGCGTTAAGCTTGTTCTTAGCTTGCGCAAATACAGATAGCTCTCTACCTAGCCCACTAGAGTATGATGCTATCACGTCACTAAGTTTAACTTTAGCTGCAGCAACATCTCCTAAGTGTATGCCTGTAGCTTTCTCAAAGTCTTTTGACATAGAAACAAACTCTTTATCAGGCATCACACGTATCACATCTGTAAGAAAGTCTGATATAAAAGTTTCTTTGTTTACTGTAATGCCCTTCTTTCTTAGCATCCCTACAAGACCTGTTTCTTTATCTGGACCTAGAAGTATCTCACCAAGTAAACCCTCTGGCATCATCTGATTACCACGTATTTCTTTACCTGCTTCTACTTTCTTAGCCCAAGACTTATAGCCTTGACGTATAACCTTAGATGCCTCAAAGCCTATGGCTGCATCCACTACACCTTTTGTAGCAAACTTTTGCATAGACATTTCTTTTTGAGCATCAGCTAGGCTAGTCTTCTTACCTATCTTACGAGATGTCGTAGCTATACCAGTGCCAGCTAAAGAAAATGCAGGAGCCATAGCTCCACCTAACATCGTACTAAGTAGCACTTGCTTTTTGTTTATAGAAGTTACAGAGTCATCTACGTTTACATCTAGGTATATATCTTGTATTGCTATGTCTTGAAAGGCTGCAACCGTAGCGTCTGCACCAAACGTGGCAGCTAACTCTGCTGCTTTGCCTTTCTTTAATCTACTTTTTTCAAATTCTTTGAGAGAGCTAAATCCAAGCTTACGAAATGCTTCCGTTCTAGTATTGATAGCAGCCTGTTGAAGAGCTAGTTTACCTGCCTTACTTCTAGCTGCACCCTTTCCTATCTTAGCAACCACGTCATCCTGCGCTGCTTTTACTGCTTTGTCTATAGCTTTTTTGTTAGCTCCCTTTCGGATACCTTCTTTATATGCTCTGTTAGCTGCTTCTTTAATTAATTTTTTACTAGCAGTTGTTGCGCCTAGTGTGGTTGCTTTACCTATACCACCAGTTAGAAGACCTAAATAGTTTGATGGGTCTGCTGCAGCAGCAAAGATATAATCTTTTATACCATCTATTTTACCAGAGAAAGTTTCACCTCTGTTAAACAAGTTTCCTAAACTGTCATACAATCTGTATGCATCTGCAGCAGCAGCTTTGTCTGCTTCACTACCCTTACGTACAAACTGTACCTCACCTGCAGTTGACAAAGTGTTTGCATTGAACCAACGCATATGATCTACAAAATCATTTACTAGCTTAGTGTCATCCTCCATAGTGCGGTAGTCATCGCCTTTGTTTCTAGACATATACTCACGTATAGTATTTAAGTTTTCTCTTTTGTAGAAATCATCTAGCTTTAGTTTCTTGTCTGGAACTTTACTGTCAAAGATAACATCTTCATCTTCCTCCTCTTTGTATGTGCCATCTCTAGCACTTTTTATAAGATCAGATATACTACCTGAGT